CAGATACATTAAATACAACTTTTAACGGCTCTGGCGCTCCGTCTGCTGCTTGCTCTTTGGTTTCACTCCAACCTGCGCGGGTTTTCATCCAAAATATTGCGGCTAATGTATTTCCTTCTTTGGCTTTGTTGAAAAGCTCTCCGCCAATAGTTGCATTAGCCAAGACAAGCGCTAAATCTAATTCGTTTCTGTAGTGTCGCCTTAATGTAGGTTGTGTTATGCCTAATACTTTCGCAATCAACAACTGAGGCGTTCCTACTGCTGCATGAAGGCTTACTGTATCCCTTGTTGTTTTATCGGGCTGGTGTTGCTTTCTACCTACTTTCACGGCACGGCCTTTTTATAGTAGAAAAAAATACATCATACATTATGCGTTGATTCTGTACTATAGGCTGTTAGATATTGCATTTAATAACTGGCTTAACTAATCGACCACTTGGAAATCTCATGCGCTCACAAGGTGCATCTTCACGCCTGACTATAATCAACTGACCTATTTTGCATTTAGAATACCTCTTAATCTGAATGTATTTTTCGCCATGCCATTTAAATCTTTGACTAAATGGTATTTTACAGATAGGTGTTAGTTTACTTTTCATTTTAATTCTTCCATGTGTGAAAAAATATGTACAATTGCGTCAACCGTCCAACCATCACCCAATAAACAAGCCGCTTTATTTCTACTTAAAGATTTAGTATACCCAATAGGAACAGTTTGCAATATTTCTAGTTCTCTTTGGTCTAAATACCTAACGCCTTTTTTCCAATCAAAATTAGGGCTTTCAAAAACCAATGTTGTAAAACCCATTTTTTCATATCTTCTAATCATTTTATCCTGTGAAGATAAAGGTCTTAAATCACTCTCAAGCAAAGCTCTTGATTTATTTCTATTGGTATAACCGCTAGTTAAAATTGATTGAAGTTTTATTTTTTTATCTTTTGGCTGACTAATTGCACTTGTTTTATGACCAAACATATCTTCATTGAAGCCGCCAATATTTGTCCAATAAAGGCGATCTCTTAGTTGACCGCTAATTAAACTTGAATTTATCCTTACTAGTTCAGAACCGATATAATTTGATATTTGACTGTATCCTTCAAACGGCATATATACATTCTCAAGCAAAAAGTATTTAGGTTTTAATTCATTAAGAAGCCTAAGGTACTCAAAAAACAAAGATGATTTTTTGCCTTCTAAGCCAGGTCTATTCCTATTAGCAATACTAAAGTCTTGACAGGGAGAACCACCAATTAAGAGGTCTATTTTCGGCAAGTCGCTAGATTTTACATTTCTAATATCACCTAAATTTATTGTTTTAGGAAAATTATATTTTGTTACTTGAATAGCATGATCCTTTATTTCACTAGCAAAATAGTTACTTACTTTAAGCTTGCTTTTATTTAATGCTATTTGACCACAACTCATACCATCAAATAAACTTAATACATTCATGAGAAAAACCCCACTAATTGATTTTCAATGTTAGCGTCTGTGCAATCAGCAAATATGTGAACTAATGCAGTGTTGATCAAAGCGCTGTAGACCTCTCGGAAACGTTCTTCGCTCATACTGGCAAACGCAAGCGATTCTGCGCGTATTATTAAATCGCCTTGTAGGTTGTAACACTCAGTATAATAACCAGCCAGAATGGTTAACTGCTTTCTAAACTCATCCTTTTGCGCTGACTCATCCATAAATTTTTTTACGCCTGACCAGTAAGAAAAACAGAAGTTAAAAAATACAAATACTTTGCGATGAAATTTAGGGTTCCTAGTTAATTTTATCTCAACCTGGTATTGCTCGCCTGTCTTGAACTTGGTTGTCTTTTCGTATTCTGTATCATCAACAGGGATAAATATACCGCCTGCCTGTTTAAAAACTTCGATTTTCATAATTAGGAACCTAACTTTAATAATTCGTTTCTATCTATCAAGCGAATGTTTAAAGGCATCTTTGACGGTCTAAAAATAACAAACATTGACCCCTTTGTATTTCCGTTTATTTTTTTGTTAGTTTCAGGATGGTAAAAACTTAATCTACCGCCTGTTATAATTCTTATTTCTGATATGTTGTTTATTGGTAGCCATTGTGCGTCAAGTGTTGCGGGTACCAGCATCACAGAAGTTACGCCCTTGGCTTTTTCTTCTATGCACTTCTGCATAAACTTTTTTATAAAGCCTTTACCATAAGGCGGATTTATCCAAACAGCAGTTTCACTAACATTAGCGTGATCTTGTATCGCAATAGACCAATCAGTCGTTAAGGCATCATCTTCTTTAGTTAGGTACCAATCGCACTTATGATTTTTATGGCTTGCTGCTGCATCTAAACTAAAGTGGAATTCTTTATCCATTGCGTTAACCACAACTGGATCTGTTGACCAACTATTTTTCATATCATCGGTAAGGTCACTTGTTATTATATTAGTCACAGCTCACCTTCCTTTTTAAGATCTGCAAGTTCTTTAATTTCATCTATTTTATTTTTAGCTTTTACCTTGCTTTGCATTGCGATTGATCCAGCTTCTCGTATTGCAACAGGTATTTGCTTATCACTGGGTATTGGTCGCTTTTCACTGCGGTGTAAATTTATATATTTCACAACTCAATCCCCGAATCAATAATTAACTGCGCTAATTTGTCAGCGTCGATTTTGAGTAACTGCTGCTTAATTCTTTCTTTGCGTTCGTCGGGTGGGGGTAGTATTGATGCGGGGTCAATTTTATATTTAACACAATCAGTAAATAATGGCTTAAAAATCCACTCCACCGAACCTCTAGGATTAAAAATAATTGAAGCACCAGCTAACCAAGCCTCACACAATTCCCTAAATTCTTCGCGCGGTGGGTTTCGATATTTTTGACGTAGCGACTTGTAACTACCATCATCAATACCGTTTATCTTAGAAATATCATCTCTAATTATTATACCAAAACCCGTTATTTCAATTATTTTATAACTTTTACCAATAGTTAAACGAACATCATCATCATCAACATTAACAACCCAATCACCTACTTTTACATTATTCATTGCTCGCCCCTAATTTTATTATTTAAGCTCACGCCTTGGTGACACTAAAGTGCTACCGATAACGTAGTAACCAGCAACAAGCCATTTTTGAACGTGCTGCGGATATACATTGTTTATCCTGGCAAACTTTGCCTTGCTTGCATAGTTTGATTTAATGTACTCTTCAAGCGTTACCGCCGTTTTATTTTCTGTTGGCATTATTTATTTCCTGATAATGTTTTATAGAATTGTAAAAACCTTGTTGATATTCGGCACTGTGACTATCTTTAAATCGAGTGCTATCAAGTAATAACCTTGCAGTTTTTACGCTAAAGTTTTTTACATATATTTCGCCGTCTTGCAATCCTTTCATCCAATCTGATTTACTCATTTTTAAGCCCGTTAAGAAATATTTTTTTGCTGTAATCATGGTTCGCCCTGCCTTTTTATTTAAGTGCCGTAATAATATGTTATTTATTATTAAATGTAAACCTTATTTTATAATTAAACATTGGGCCTTAAACCGTTATCGCGTAACAATTGGCGGTATCGGTTTATTTCGTTTTCTACATCAGACCAGTGCGGGAATAACTCTTTTAGTAATGGATGATTGTTTTCACCTTTTAACCAGGTTAGTTTGTCAGCGCCGTAAACCTCGGTTATTCTTTGCGCGTAAACCTCAGGCATACCGCCGCCGTGCTGATTGCATTGCACACTACATTGCTTATGTAAGTTCATTTCAATAAATCGCCGTCTATCACCACCGCCCCTACCAGCATGAATGTAATGACCACAATCATATTTAATGCTTTGGCTTTGTGTTCCACAAGTAAAGCAAGGTTGATCCTTATCGCGAACATGCACAATATATTGATTCTCGACCTTTTGTAATTTTCTATACCACTGAGTTCTGTTCATTAAGTGCTTTTGTTTGGCTTTCGTAGCGACTTTATTACGCTTAATGGTTATTGCCTTGGCTTTTGGTCTTGTGTGTTCCCTAGCGTGTTCTATGCAACAATAAAAACCTACTGGCACAACAATTCCTTGTTCCGGTCTAAAGTAATCTTTGCAATGTCTACACCGTTTTTTATTTGTCACTTAGTCTTTACCCTCTAGTTGTTTTAATTGAATAAAAATTAAAGTGCTTTCCCACTGCATTAAAATATTATTTTCTTGGGGGTGACACCTTGCATCTTCGAAGCCTAAC